AGACGTACAAGTTGCTGAGAGTTATGTCTGACGGAACCCGGCAACAGTCAATGTCGGGTGCCAGGATTATCCCTTACCGCCTCGCTGATGTCTTGGAGGCCAAGCTCCAAGCAAAGCCTATATTTATTTGCGAGGGTGAGAAGGCGGCTGATGCCTTGGCATCACTTGGCGTCTTTACTTGTACGTCTCACACTGGTGCCGGGAGTTGGCCTGCCGCCAACAGCGTTTGGTTTAAGGACTTAGCGGTGGTGCTGGTGCCAGACAATGACGCACCAGGCTATAGATATGCCTCTCTGGTAGCGGCTGCACTTCTTCCAATTGCCAAGAGTGTTCGACTCTTGGCGTTACCCGTTGGGCATACGGAGGATGCGTTTGAGTGGGTGGCGGCTGGTGGTGATAAGTCTGGCCTGATGGCACTGTGCAAGGGGTTGGAGCCTATATCTGATGCCTCAGAGATTGTTTATCTCCCACCACCAGCACCAGCAGAAGACTCTGAGCCAGACGCCGAGGAACTGGATTCAGAGACAGATGAAGTCGAAAGTAAGATTCTCATTGAGGAGTGGGACACCATCCAGGATGAGCCTGTCGAGTGGCTGATTCAGGACGTTCTGCCCCGAAAGGGATTCAGCGCACTGTTTGGGCCACCAGGTTCATTCAAGTCTTTTGTGGCCTTGGACATTGCTCATTCGGTGGCTACGGGTAAGGCTTGGATGGGTAAGGAGGTGTCAGTACCTGGTGCCGTGCTTTACATCTGTGGTGAGGGGCATGGAGGCATTGGGGCAAGGATTAAGGCACTGCGACTGCATCACAAGACTGAGCCTGGAGCACCAGTCTATGTCATCAGGCACCAACTCAACTTACGCAGCTCAAAGGAAGACGTACAGCAGCTCCAGCTTGCCATCACCAACTTAGTGGCAAGGACTCAGGTCAGGTTTGAGCTGGTCCAGGTAGACACTTTGGCTAGAGCGTTTGGCGGTGGCAATGAGAATGATTCGTCGGACATGGGGTCGTTCATTGCCTCGCTATCAAAGATTCAGCGCCTGTTGGACTGCGCCTTGCAGATCGTCCACCACGTTGGTAAGGATGTCACTAAAGGTTTGCGAGGCCACAGTTCCTTGCTGGGTGCGTTAGATACTGAGTTGGAACTCCAACGTATTAATGATGGTCTACAAGATAATAATATTGCTGGCGCTGGTAATATAACTATTACTAAGCAGAAGGATGGGAGTGATGGTGCTAAGTATGGATTTCGTATGGTCAAGGTTGACTTAGATAATACTAATTTAGGGTTTGAATCTACCCAGAGTTTGGCGGTTGAGGCTACGGATGTGGCTGTAAATGTGCAGCCAGTTGGCCTAAAAAGGACGGGTCAGGGTAAGCACCAGGGCAAGGCAATGGCAGCTTTTGTGGAGTCAATCAGGGAAACTGATCGCATTCAGTCCACCAAGTTTGGTCAAAAAAAGGTGACTTTGGTGTCTCTTTGGCGGGAAAAAGTGTGGCGTGGGTTGGGTAAAACGGGTGAGGTTAAGGGTCGAGACATCGAATTTAAGGCGGCTTGGAGGGCTGCAACCAACCTTGAGGGTGTGACGTTGGACGGTGATTTTGCGTTCTTCACCACCAAGTTTAACGAGAAAGAGCACTTTTAGGGTGTTCACAAATGGGAACAAATGGGGAACAAATGGTAGACGATTTATGAACAGGAAAGTGTTCACAAATGGGGGCAAGGGTATAACACTTGCCCATTTGTGAACAGTTGGGTGGGTGTTTTGAGGTGGGAACAAATGGAAGGGGAACAAATGGCAAAAGGTAAAACAGTGGTGGTGGAGGCTACGCGCTATCCGTTGGATGAGTTCAAGGTTAAGGCTGAGTCTTTGGTGGCTAGGTTGGAGCGGGTGAAGAATGACCATGAGGCTAGGTGGGGAATTAGGCGCATTGAGATGCTGGTGGATTCCAGCTTGAGGTTGAAGCTGGAGCAGCAGATGGAGAGGGTCTTCAATGCACAGAAGGAGAGGGACATCGAGAAGATGGAGAAGGCGGTTAACGGGATGGTTAAGGGGTTTGGTGTTCTTGACCAGTGGGCATTAGATAATAATATTGAGCAGCCGAGTATTAATGCAGTGGAATGGGTTATGCAGGACAAGAGTGTGATGGTGGTGGTCCAGACTCACGCTGATGCAATATATTATCAACAGTTTAGGCCTGATGTTGGTAATAGGCATATATGGTCAATGGAGGAGTTAGAGTTATTATTGCAGTCAGATATTATTCAGGATATTATTAAGGCAAAAGCGTTACTACCAGGCACAAGGATGGTACAGGTGACGCCAGGTGGTAAGACAGGGTTTGATGATTGGCCTGATGCTGACATTGACCTGAGTGGGGGAATCAAGGAGCCGTTGTTCAACTTTGAACACGCAAGGATGATGGGTGGCGTTAGGAGCCGTTAAAATCGACTCAGGTGGCATCAAAGGTACAGAGTGGTACTTGGGGTGCTTGGTTCAACGATAGACGATTGTGGAGCGTTTAAATGCCTGGCAATCCAAAGGTAAGGCAAGACGTTGCGATGTTGGAAGACATTGACAGCGACATCGTTTTGTCCATGTTCGAGGTCGGAAAGTCAAAGGCAGACATCTGCCGTGAGTTGGGTATCGGCAGGCGTGGATTGGACAAGTGGATAGACGAAAATGATTACGAGCCTATAATTACACGCGCGCGGGTGGAGGCGGCTAGTTTGTTGGCGAGTCAGACATTAGAAATTGCTGATTCAATTGATGACGATAACCCGAGCAAGCCGCTGCACCGCATCCGAACGCGCCAGTGGCTCGCCGAGAGGTGGGACGCTAAGACATATGGCGCGAAACAGGCAGCGGTGACGGTCAATATCGGCAACCTGCGCCTGGACGCCTTGCGCCAGCTCGAGGTGGTCGAGGACTTATCCACAGGCGAAACGTAGACTTTCCAGCTCTATCCTGTGGATAACTACAGGATATGGCTAAAGTGTCTGTATAGCCTGTGGATAAGCCATTTGCTTGTTAACATAATGGACATCGTATTAAGCATTTGGTGCATAACTGCTGTTTCCGTATGTTTTACGCAACATGGTGAGTCCAGACGCTGGCGGCTCCATCCTGCCGCGCCAGCCGGGTGACCCCCCCCCGTCAGCGCCAACGGCGGGGGCGGCAGTTGCAGCACCAAACGCCTACCGAAAAAAATAAAACATAACGTAAAAAATAAAACGTAACGCCAAACGTTACACGCCAAGCACCCCCCCACCCACCGTTACCCGCCACACGCCTTCCAAAAAAAATAAAAAATGCATAATATGAAATATGACCACTGACGCTAATCCGTTTCTTGCCTTTGCCAAGCTGTATAAAAACAACCCTGTGCTGTTTGTAAGGGAAGTCCTTGGCGTTAAACCCGACCCCTGGCAAGAGGAATTCTTGGGCCACATCGCCGCCAACAACAGGCGCATCAGCGTCAGGTCCGGGCATGGCGTAGGCAAGAGTACGGCAGCGTCCTGGGCCATCATCTGGTATCTGCTGCTGCGCTTCCCCGTCAAGATTGTGGTTACCGCACCCACCAGCAGCCAACTCTACGATGCCCTGTTTGCTGAACTGAAACGCTGGGTTAAGGCGCTACCGCCAACGCTGCAAGAGCAGCTGGAGGTGAAGCAGGACCGGATCGAAGTTAAGGAGGCACCGACAGAGGCCTTCATCAGCGCCAGGACATCACGCGCAGAGCAGCCCGAGGCGCTGCAAGGCGTCCACTCCGACAATGTGATGCTGGTGGCTGACGAGGCTAGCGGTATACCAGAGCAGGTATTCGAGGCGGCGGCAGGCAGTATGTCGGGCCACAAGGCCGTGACCCTACTCTTGGGCAACCCGGTCCGCAGCAGCGGTTTCTTCTTTGATACGCACAACCGCCTGAAGGATGACTGGGTGACCATGAAGGTGAGCTGCGCCGACAGCCCCAGGGTGTCAGACGCCTACATGGACGAGATGAAGTCCAGGTACGGTGAGGAGTCCAACGCCTACCGCATCCGGGTGCTGGGCGACTTCCCGCGCAGCGACGACGATACCGTGATACCGATGGAATTGTTGGAGGCTGCAACGAACAGGGACGTAGCAGTCAGCCCAATAGCCAAGGTTGTGTGGGGGCTGGACGTTGCCAGGTTTGGCAGTGACAGGAGCGCACTGTGCAAGCGCCAAGGGAATGCAGTTACCGAGCCAGTGAAGACGTGGAAGAACTTGGACCTGATGCAACTGACTGGTGCGGTGATGGCTGAGTACCAGGCGCTACCGCCGGACCAGCGTCCGCATGAGATTATGGTGGATAGTATTGGGTTAGGGGCTGGTGTGGTGGACAGGCTGCGTGAGCTGAAGTTGCCAGCCGTTGGCATTAACGTGGCAGAATCCCCGGCATTGGGCAGCACCTACAGGAATTTGAAGGCTGAACTGTGGCACAAGGCCAAGGCATGGCTGGAGAAGCGGGACTGCGTTATTCCCAAGGATGAGTCCTTGATTGCTGAACTGGCGACAGTAAGGTACTTTTTTACCAGCGGGGGTAAAATTCAGATTGAGGGCAAGGACGAGATTCGTAAGCGTGGGTTGGCGTCACCCGACAAGGCTGATGCCTTTTGCCTTACATTTGCCAGCGATGCCGGGACTGCGATGTTCGGCTCGCAGATGCATAAGTATGGTTCAAGTTTGAAACGTAACCTGACGAGGGCAGCATGAAACTTACAGCAGCAACCAAGAAAATTGCAAAGGTGATGGGTGAATTTAAAGACAAGAAGCTGATGAGCAGCTCCGGTCAGAAGGTCAAGACCCGTGACCAGGCCGTGGCTATCGCCATGTCCGAGGCGCAGAAGATGAAGAAGGGGATGAAATGAGAACCATACCCAAAGAGATGAAACACGCCGTGCTGCTGATCATGGGCGGCAAGGAGCCTGGTGACTCCTGTCCAGAGGCTACGCAAGATGTAACGCTCAACCTGAAGAACCGGGAGAAGGCGATTACCAAGGCGGCATACGGTCCAGAGAACCCCAAGCTGCCCAATACCGAGTTTTGGATGCGGAAGGCAGAGAAATGGGACGTCAGCGCCAAGGACGCCAAGATGAGCCGATGCGGTAACTGCTCGGCGTTCAACCAGGACGAGGAGATGCTGGATTGCATTGCCGAGGGTATCGGTAGCGAAGACGTTGAGGATTTGGGGTACTGCGAGATATTTGACTTCAAGTGCGCCGCCAGCCGAACGTGTGATGCTTGGATTGTTGAAGACGAGGAAATGGACACAGAGCTGGAAGAATGAACCCTCCCATTGTCATCAGCACCGTCCACGGTAAGGGTTTACCCGTACTGCTTGAGAGTATCAGGCAGTACGCACCTGACGTTCAGGTTTACCTGAAGGGTCCAGAGAATGTGGTTAGCGGATACGGCTGCACACTGATATTGGGTGAGCCAAGTAACTTTGGTGATGACTACAACGCAGTGATCAGCAGGGCGCTGAGTGATGGTTATGGGGCTGTAGTGATTGCGAATGATGATATTGTCTTGACGCCAAATAGTTATAGGATGTTGCTTGACGATGTTGCTATTTGCAAGGAGTTAAACCAGAACCCTGGACTGGTGGCGTCAAGGTCCGATGCAGTCAGGCCGTACCAGAATATTAGGTGGAATGACGGCGAGGTGCTGAATAATATGCAGTTCAGCCATGAGTCATTTGTCAGGCCGTTGTCTGTTGTCAGCCCTATATTTGCTTGGATGAGCGCAGAGGCTTTTGAGGATTGTCAGTTTCCACCGATTAATTACTTCAGCGATGATGTCATCTGCGCTGACTTGGAGAAGAAGGGCTACAAGCACTTTCTTAGTGCCAGCTACGTTCACCACATTGGAAGCAGCACAATAGGACGTAATGCATACGAACTGACGCTGGCGGCTAAACCTTGGATTGACAAGAATCGTCCAAACTACGCAAAAGAATGGTTTTGAAATGGAAAATCTAAACACTGACACCCAGGCCGCAGAGGTGATGGACCTGGACGAACTCCAAGGCATCATCAACATGGAGCTGACCGATGCAGTCAGCTACATTGACACTGACCTGAGTCCAATTCGAGCCAAGGGTACTGAGTATTACCGTGGCGATTTGTTCGGCACCGAGGAAGAGGGACGCAGCCAGGTGGTGGCAATGGAGGTGCGCGATACCGTATCAGCCATGATGCCAAGCCTGATGCGGATATTCTTCAGTTCAGAGAACACAGTTGAGTTTGTGCCAACAGGTCCAGAGGACGTTGCCAACGCACAGCAGGCCACTGATTACTGCAACTTCATCTTCAACTCTGACAACAACGGTTTCCTGACCACCTACGCCACCTTCAAGGACAGCCTGGTGCGGAAGTGCGGGATTATGAAGTGCTGGTGGGAGGAGGACGAGACTGTACGGATTGAGGAGTATTCTGGCCTTGATGACCAGACGCTGCAAATCCTAATGCAAGAGCAGACTGATGTGATGGTGATGAACACCTATCCTGACCAGATGATGGGTCAGTTGCACGATGTCCAGATCAAGCGCAAGATCAAGGGTGGACGGGTGCGGATTATGTCTGTGCCGCCCGAGGAGCTGCTGCTGGACCGCCGAGCCAGGTCATTTGATGACTCAGCCATCATTGCCCACCGCCAGATGGCGACAGTGGCGCAACTGATTGAGTTGGGCTACGACGAGGACGAGGTGCGGGAGAACATCACCAGCACCGACTTGGACACGAACGAAGAGTACCTGGCGCGTCAGCCTGTGAGTGCTTTTGGTGTTTCTGCTGAGAGCGCCAACCCCATGATGGAGCGAGTGCTGTACGTTGAGGCGTACCTGCGGATTGACTACGACATGGACGGGATACCCGAGCTGCGGAAAATCTGCTGTATCGGCAGCGGCTACAAGATTTTGCGGAACCTGCCAGCAAGCTACATTCCGTTCATTGACTTCCCCTGTGACCCCGAGCCACACACCTCACCTCTGGAGGCCATGTCCATCTTTGACATCACGCATGACCTGCAAGAGATCAAGAGCGAGATTCTCAGGAACACGCTGGACAGCTTGGCGCAGAGCATTCACCCAAGGACTGCCATTGTGGAGGGTCAAGTCAACATTGAGGATGTCCTGAACAACGAGACAGGCGCAATCATTCGCATGAGGGCACCCGGCATGGTGCAGCCGTTCAGTACGCCATTTGTTGGACAGGCAGCATTCCCGATGCTGGACTACATGGACCAACTGCGTGAGGACCGTACTGGGATGAGCAAGGCGGCTATGGGCTTGAACGCCGATGCCTTGCAGTCCAGCACCAAGGCGGCAGTGGCAGCGACTATCTCAGCCAGCCAAGGCCGCATTGAGTTGATCAGCCGCATCATGGCTGAAGGGATGCGGAAGCTGTTCAAGAGCATCTTGTTCTTGGTGACCACCCACCAGGACAAGGCACGCATGGTGCGTTTGCGGAATGAGTTTGTGCAGATTGACCC